CATCTGACCCGCGCTAGTCAGGCTCTCTCTCCCCTAGATCATTTCGACGACTACGAGATCCGGCCTGAGCTGCTGTGGAACCCGGACGTGCTGGCCCGTTACCCATGGCTGACCGAGTTCGCTGATGTGCCTGACGATGCGGCGCCGCCGCTGGCGATGAGCCCACCACCGGACGACGCCGTGGGCTCGTATGGCGCCGATTCGATCGGCTGGATCGAGCGGACGCAGAAGATCCGGCTGCGCTGGTGGCAGCGGTTGGCGATCACCCGCCAGTTGGAACACCGTGAGGACGGGACGTTGTGTCACCGCTCGGTGGTGGAGTCGACGCCGCGCCGCGCTGGCAAGTCGGTCCGGATTCGCGGGATGGCGTTGTGGCGGTTGGACAACGCTGAGTTGTTCGGCGAGACGCAGACCTTGATTCATACCGGTAGTGATGTGGCGATCTGCCGGGAGATTCAGCGGGCGGCGTGGCGGTGGGCTGAGCAGACCGCTGACTGGACGGTGTCGCGGGCCAATGGCAAGGAGGCTGTGGAGACGCCGGACGGTGATCGTTGGCTGGTGCGGGCGCAGCGGGCGGTGTACGGCTACGACGTGTGTTTCGGCATCGTCGACGAGGGTTGGGATGTGGCGCCGGACACGGTGTCCGAGGGCTTGGAGCCGGCGATGCTCGAGCGGGAGTCGCCGCAGCTGCATCTGACGTCGACGGCGCACCGCCGTGCGACGTCGCTGATGCGCTCGTCGCTGCTGGTGGCGTTGTCGACCGATGACCCTGAGACGTTGCTGCTGCTGTGGGGTGCTCGTCCGGGGTGTGATCCGGCGGACCCGGAGGTGTGGCGGGCGGCGTCGCCGTATTGGTCGGAGGACCGCCGGAAGATGATCGCTTCGAAGTACGAGAAGGCGCTGGCCGGTGAGGACGACCCGGAGTTGGACGACCCGGACCCGATGCGGGGTTTCGAGGCGCAGTATCTGAACGTTTGGCGGTTGAAAGAGCCGCGAACCGACGGTGATCCGGTCATTTCCGAGCAAGATTGGGAAGCCCTGATCGACGATGTTCCGCCCGGTCTGGTCCCTGATGCCGTTGCGGTCGAGGATTGGTTCGGCGAGGGCGTGAGCGTGGCGCTGGCGTGGTGCGTGGGCGGGTGCGCTGTAGTCAGCGTGTCGGCTCACGATGATCTGGTCGGCGCTGCTGAGGCTGTCCGCGAGTCGGGGTTCACGCGGGATGTTCTGGTGGGCGCGTCGATCGCGTCCGATCCGGCGTGGCAGGCCGAGCAGATCCGTACTACGCCGCAGACCGGCACGGTGCGCACCGCGGCGGAGGATTTGAGCAGGCTGCTCATCGATGGCGTCCTGTCCCATGACGGTGGCGCCGAGTTGACCGCGCAGGTGCTGGCTTTGCGGACGGCGCCGGGTGTGGATGGTCCGCGGGTCCGTTCGACGTCCCCGTCCGACGCGGTGAAGGCCGCGATGCGGGCTGCGATCGCTGCTCGTGCCGCCTCCAAGGTTCCGGCGATCTTCTAGGAAGGGTGGGACATGAGCTTTTGGACATGGCTCACCGGCGCCGGTGCGACTCCGAACGCGACGGTGGGCGACCCGGACAGCGTGGGGCCCGGTTACTCGCCGGGTGACCCGGACGGGTTCGAGATCGAGCCCGTCGAGCCGAGCAACAACCGGATGGCGGCGATCGTGCCGTCGCCGTGGGACGGCTGGCCGGCGTCCTGGGCGAGCCCGGCGTGGAACAACCTGGGGTCGAAGTTCGACGATCTGGTGGACACGGCGTGGTCGGCGCTGGACCTGAACGCGTCGGTGCTGTCTGCGATGCCGGTGTACCGCACCCGCGGCGGCCGGGTGATCGACCCGACGACGTGGATGATGAACCCGGACCCGATGATCTACAGTAGTTGGGCCGAGTTCGCCAAGCAACTGTTCTGGGATTTCCAGTTGGGCGAGGTGTTCGTGTTGCCGATGGCCCGCACCGCGGACGGGTTGCCGTACAACTTCCGGGTCATCCCGCAGTGGCTGATCAATGTCGAGATGGCCGGCGGGCGGCGGGTGTACAACCTGGGCACACTGGACATCACCGAGGACGTGCTGCACATCCGGTACAAGTCCACGACGGACGGCGCGCGGGGCGTGGGCCCGTTGGAGTCGGGTAAGACGCGGCTGGTGGCGGCGGGGGTGTTGGCCCGGTATGCGACGGAGATCGCGCAGGGTGGCGGCATCCCGAAGTATGTGCTCGAGGTAGAGCAGCAGTTGACCAGGGCGCAGGCGGACGAGGTGCTTGACCAGTGGTGGGCGTCGCGGATGCAGAACTTGGGCGAGCCGTGGAAGCCGGCGGTGCTGTCCGGCGGGGTGAAGGCGAACCCGCTGCAGCTGTCGCCGCAGGAGATGGCGCTGATGGATCTGGCGAAGTACAACGAGGCGCGGCTCTCGAATCTGCTGGGCGTTCATCCGTTCCTGCTGGGCCTGCCGTCTGATGACCAGATGACGTACAGCAACGCGACGATGTTGTTCGACTTCCACGACCGGCGGTACTTGAAGACGGCGACGGTGCATGTGATGTCGGCGTTGTCGGGTTGGGCGTTGCCGCGTGGGCAGGCTGCGGAGTTGAACCGGGACGAGTACACCCGTCCGCCGTTGCAGGAGCGAGCCGAGGCTTACGCCAAGCTCCATGAGATCGAAGACGACAGTGGCCGGGCGATCGAGGCACAGGAGATCCGCGTGATGGAGCGCTTCGTCGGTACCGAGTCGGCCGAAGCATTGACGGGAGGTGGCCGGTCGTGACGGAGATCCTGTATCCGGCGGAGATCGAGCATCGGAACGCGACCCTGCAAGATGTCAACAAGAAGCTACGCCTGGTCGACTTGATCGCCGTCCCTTGGAACGAGGAGACGGACAAGGTGATGTGGCGTGGGGAGCAGTGGCGTGAGACGTTCGACCGCCACGCCTTCGACGGTGTCGAGGATCACGCCGGGCGCATCCAGGTCAACCGAGAGCACGTCAAGGGCGACACTGTTGGCAGGGTTGTTCAGTTGGACCCGGCCCATCCGAATGGGCTGTTCGCCCGCGTGAAGATGTACTCGACGCCACGCGGCGAGGAGACGTTGACGCTCGCCGACGAGGGCGGCGCCTTCCCGTCGGTCGGCTATCGGGTGAAAGGTTTCAATGACATGCGCCTGGATAGGCGCAGTAAGTCGCGCAAGATCCTGCGGGCCTTCATGGACCATCTGGCGTTTGTGGAGGACCCGGCATACGTAGGGGCCGAGGTGTTGGCTGTTCGAGCGGGACAGTCTGGCCTAACCGTGGTGGAACAGCGTCCACTGCCGGAAACACCAGCGCTGGATGAGGCGATGAGCGACGACGTGCTCGCATGGGCCGCGTCGCGCCTGAAGACCAGCTAGCACGCCACCGGCCCCGAGCGGGGGCCGGCATCGACGACCCCGGAGCGCGGGGCGATCGGGAGTGCTCCTTCCGTCACATCTCATCGAAGGAGTACCCGTCATGGGAGTCAATTCCCAAGCCAATGACGCCATGATTCGGCGTCTCGAGAACGAACTCAACGAACGAAACGCATTCGTTCAGGGCTTGATCGCCAACGTTCAGGACGCCGAGCGCGACCTGAACGACACCGAGAAGGCCAGCCTCGCCGACGCCCGGGACCGGATGGGTTCCATCAAGGCCCAGATCGACGAGCTGGAGGACACGGCCCGCATCGCGCAGGAGATCGCGACCCGCGCCAAGCAGGTCGATTCGGCCATCCTCACAGCCCGCCGCAGCGGCGAGTCCGGCCAGATCGAGTACCGGTCCGCCGGCCACTGGATGGTCGACCTGATCGCGGCGTCAAGTGGCAGCCGGGACGCCCGCGAGCGTCTGGAGCTGTACGAGCGGGCCGCCGCTCACCAGAAGACCGGCGACAACCTGGGCATCGTCCCGGACCCGATCGTCGGCGACGTCATCAACTTCATCGACGCAGCCCGTCCCATCGTCTCGTTCGTCGGGCCGCGGGACATGCCGTCGGCGACGTGGCACCGCCCGAAGGTGACCCAGAGTACTGCTGTGGCGGTGCAGGGCAGCGCAGGTGCCGCCGCGGACGAGAAGGCCGAGTTGACGTCGCAGAAGATGACGATCACCCGGCTGACCGGCAATGCGGTCACCTACGGCGGCTACGTGAACGTGTCGCGGCAGAACATCGACTTCTCCTCGCCGAGCGCGCTGGACGCGGTGGTCAACGACCTGGCCTCGCAGTACGCAATCGAGACCGAGGCCGCGATCGCTGCCGAGTTGGCGACTACCGGCACGACCGCCGTGGGCTACGGCGCCACGCCGTCCAACGACGACGTCGCTGCTGCGGTGTGGGAGGCGGCCGCGACCGTCTACGCGGCCGTGAAGGGTCAGGGCCGACTGCTGCTGGCGGTGGCCCCCGACACCCTCGGTGTGTTCGGGCCGCTGTTCGCCCCGGTGAACCCGCAGAACGCACAGTCGGCTGGCTTCACTGCCGGTCAGTTCGCGCAGGGCATCATGGGTTCGATCTCGGGTGTGCCGGTGGCCATGTCGGCCGGGCTCGCGTCGGGTGAGGCGTTCATGTTCTCCACCGCTGCGATCGAGGCGTACGAGCAGCGGGTCGGCGCCCTGCAGGCCATCGAGCCGTCGGTGCTGGGCACCCAGGTGGCGTACGCGGGCTACTTCACGCCGCTGACCATCGAGGATGGCGGCATCGTGCCGCTGACGGCGACCTGATGTTTGTTCGCAACGGCAGCAAGGTCGGTTCGGTGCTGGTCGATGAGCCCAGCATCGAACCGGAGCCTGAACCGCAGTCTGAGCCTGAGCAGCGGGATGACGGCGCCCACAGTGTCGGCGGTGGCTGGCACGAGGTGGTCATCGGCGGCGAAGTGATCGACAAGGTCCGCGGCGTCGACGCCGCTCAGGAAGCCTTCGAGGCATACCAGGAATCAGAGCCGACCGAGGAGGCCAGCGATGGCGACTAGCACCCATACCCACGACTACCTGGGCCGGGAGTTGCAGAACGGCACGCCGGGCACGACAGACCCGGTGCTGGACTACCTGGGCCGCGAGACCACGGCGACGGCCGACTACATCGGTCGCGCGCTCGTCACGCCGTAGGTATTGATGGCTACGCCGACCGTGACCGAGGCGCGGGCGTTCTCGAACGTGGAGGACTCATCGATGTTCGCCGAGTTCGGCACGTTCTTCGACGCCGCGCTGGCTGCCATCAGCCACCGCTGCGGTCCGGTCGGCGGTACCTCGTTCACCGAGCAGACCCAGGCCCGTTGCGGCACGTTCATCCTCGACGAGCGGCCTGTGCAGATGTTGACCTCGGTGACGGACTCGGACGGCAACACGGTCGACGTCACTGGGGCGAAGATTTCCCGCCGATCTGCAGTCGTCCGCCTGGCCTCGTCCATCTACGACGAGCTTGACGTGGTGTACACGGCCGGCTGGGACCCGTACCCAGACGACCTGGAGAAAGCCGTCTACATCGTCACCGACCACCTGTGGGAGACCCAGCGTGGCCGGTCGGGGTCGTTCACCCAGATCCACGGCATCGACGACGACGCCCCGGTCGGCGGGGATGCCTCGCACTTCATCCTGCGCGGGTTCGCCCTGCCGCGCCGGGCCATGGAGCTGACCCGGCCCTATAACAAGTTCGGGCTTGCCTGATGCAGCCGGCGTCCTTCCGCGGCCACGAGGTGGCCCTGGAACTGGTCGGCTTGGCCCAGTCGGTGTTGACCGGGGTGACGGTGTTCGACGGTCCGGCGCCGTTCAAGCCGAGCGGCATGGAACTGTTGCTGGTCGGGTGGGCGCCGTTCGTCGACCGGCACGCCGTGGCTCGCCGCCGCGACGAGGATTTGGGCGGGCGGATGATCGAGGACGGCGAGATTGCCTGCTACATCGCGGTGGGTCACGGCGACACTACGATCGTGCCGGTACGGGAACGGGCCGCCGAGATCCTGGCCCAGCTGGAAGAGGCGATCCGCGACGACGAGACGGGGCTGGGCGCGGACGAGATATCCATCGGGCCGAACATGACCCTGACCCAGCACCAGGACGCCAACGAGGGCGCCTCGGTGGGGCTGGCGTTCACCGTCTCTTACATCGCCTACATCTGATGCTGACCGTCGACGGGTCGGAGATCGTTGCATTCTCGCTGCAGCTGCGGGACGTGCCGAAGGAGCTTCGGCCGGAACTGCGGCGGAACATCCTCGACGCGGCCGGCGTGATTGCGGCGACGGCCCGATCGAACGCCTCTTGGTCGTCGCGCATCCCTGACGCGATCAGCGCCAGGGTGCGGTTCGGCACCGGCTCGGCGGTGCAGATCGTGGTCAACGCGAAGAAGGCACCGCACGCGCGAGCGTTCGAGGGCATCGGCCAGCGTGGCGGCACGTTCCGGCACCCGGTGTTCGGGCGCGACATTTGGGTGGAGCAGCAGCAGCGCCCGTTCCTGGTGCCGGCGGTGCGTCAGCACGAGGACGCGGCGGTGCGTGGCGTCCAGTCTGCGATCGACGCGGTATTCAAGCGGCTCTAGAACAGTGCGGCGATCGCTCCACCGATGAGCAGGATCACGAAGAACAGCACCGACAGTCCGAAGATCCCGAACAGTATCAGCGCCCAGCCGAGCGTCCGGCGAGCCTTGGCGACCTCGCTGCCCTTCGGCGCGGTGATGACGTCCCGGATCTCTTGACGCACCGTCTTGACCGGTTCGTCGACGCCGAGTTCGGCTTCGAGCCGCGCGATGTCCTCGCGCATCTGGCTGTGTGTGTAGTCCCCCATGTCTTCACTATGCGCCCGAACTGCCCTGTTGTCCAGAGTCGGAGGTCCCATCGTGCCCCGCCGCCTGTCCAAGCGCGTCCTGGTCGAGCACGTCAGCGGTGCTCGCAAGGAAGTCCTGCGTACCCAGCTGAGCACTCTCGGCCCGCGCTGGAAGCGGGTCTCATCCCGGAAGAAAGTCAATGCCGAGTCGGCCGCCGAGTCGGACAACAAGGAAAAGGAGTAACAAATGGCCTTCACCCCGACGCAGATCGGCGGCATCGACGCGGATCGCTACGGAATCAAGAAGAACACCGAGTGGGTCTTCGTTCCGGTCATCGCTGACCCGGACTTCGCCCTCACTGAGGCCGAGCTCAACGCCGGGTCGAACCTGACGTGCGCCATCGAGGCGCTGAACGGGTTCAACGTCTCGCCCCGATATGCGGAGCTGCAGGACATGTGCTCCGACGTCGACGGCAAGGTGTTCGATGGCGCGTCCCTGGACGACTCGTCCATCTCGTTCTACCTCGCCCAGGACGACGACGACGCCCTGGACTTCTTCACTGTCGGCGACCAGGGCTACCTGGTGCACGCCCCCCGCGGCCTGGTTTCCGAGGCCCGCGCGTGGGTGTGGAAGGTCGAGGTGTCCGTGGTGACACCGACCGTCGCCACGGCCGGCGGGTCGATGGGCTCGGTCGGGTTCGCCGTCACCGCGCTGCGGAAGATCGACCTTCCCACCGAGACGTGAGTTGTCTCTGCTCCTAGTCGCTCCCAGCTGGCTGCCCAGGCACGGTCGGCTGGCTGGGAGCTCTAACCGTGCCTACCACCGTGCCAGGAGAATCCATGTCTCAGTCCCAAGCCCGTGCCGCCCGCAAGACCGGCCTGCGCGACCAGTTGGCGCGCAAGCGCGCCAAGGTGGTTACCGCCTACTTCCCGCTCGACGAGGCCGGCGAGAAGGCCGCCCACCGGCTGGAGCAGGCGCAGAAGGAACTGCAGTTCGGCAACGTCATCAAGGCCCGGCAGGGCGACAAGTCCACCCTGGACATCGCCGCGCTGGAGCAGGCCGTCGCTGACGCGGAGGCCGAGCGGGACAAGCACTGCCTGGCGTTGCGGTTCCGCGGGCTGTCCGAGGATGAGCGGGACGCGCTGGCGTCGGAGTACCTGCCGGACGACATTCCCGCCGACGTCAAGGGCGAGGACCGGCGCAAAGCCGAAGGCGCCAACGCGGCGAAGGTCAAGGAGTGGACGTACCACGCCATGGCCGCCGCGGTGCTGGACTCGGACTTGACCGCCGACGAGTGGCGGACCGAGTTGACGTCCGATCGCTGGTCGGCCGGTGACGTGATCACGTGCCGTGACGCGATCCAGCGGGCCTACGGGGCGCAACCGGCAGACGGCATCCCAAAAGACTGAGGCGCGACCCGCTGTTCCGGGCGCGCATGGCCTACTGCGGGCCGCGCGGTATCCCACTGTCTGAGTTCTTGAACTGGCACCCGGACGATCAGCAGGCCGCGCTGGCGTGGCAGTCGGACGAGGCTCAGCGGTGCCCACACTGCGGCACCGCCGAATGGGAGTGGGAAACGGACCGGGACGCCTACACCGCCGAGGTGCGGGTGTGCCGGGGTTGTCACCGGCGGCAGGCCGAGGAGAAGAACACCCGTGAGCTGGCTCAGCAGATGGGCGGCGTGTACGTGCGGCTGGTACCCAGGGAGGCGGTGACTGATGGCGACTCGTAACGCTGACCTTCGGGTCACCATCGACGCCGATGCTGCCAAGCTGGAGCGGGCTATCGCGTCCGCGAACCGGTCGATGATGCGGTTCCAGTCGCAGCTACGGTCCACCGACCTGCAAGCCGCGCAGCTGGATCAGATCATCAACCAGCAGCGCGCCGACGCTACCCGTCGGGTCGGGCAGGCGATGGTCGGCTTCGGGGTCGCGGTTGCCGCTGGGCTCGGCATGGCGGTCAAATCCGCCATTGACTGGGAATCAGCCTGGACCGGTGTGCTCAAGACCGTCGAGGGCACGCCCGAGCAGCTTGCGAAGGTGGAGAAGGGTCTCCGGGATCTTGCGACGACGCTCCCTTCGTCGCATCGCGAGATCGCCGCAGTGGCCGAGGCCGCCGGCCAGTTGGGCATCGCCACAGATGATGTGGTCGAGTTCACCCGGGTGATGATCGACCTCGGGGAGACCACGAACCTGACCGCTGAAGAAGCGGCCACGTCCATCGCGCAGATGATGAACGTGATGCAGACCGCCCCCGAGGACGTGGGGCGGCTTGGTGCGGCGCTGGTCGAGCTGGGCAACAACGGCGCGTCAACTGAGCGGGACATCATTCAGATGGCTCAGCGGATCTCCGGTGCCGGTGCGATCATCAACCTGTCCGAGGCCGACGTGCTGGCGTTCGCCAATGCGCTGGCATCGGTCGGTATCGAAGCTGAGGCCGGCGGCACGGCTTTGTCCACCGCCATGGTCAAGATGGCCAGCGCCGTCGCAGAGGGCGGCGAGTCGGTGGCCGAGTTCGCTGATGTCGCGGGCATGTCGGCGGCTCAGTTCACCAGGGCGTTTGAGACGGACCCAGCGCGCGCCATCCAGGCGTTCGTCGAGGGTCTGGCCCGCATTGACGCTTCCGGCGGGAACGTGTTCGCCACCCTGTCTGATCTGGAGCTCGGCCAGATCCGTGTTCGCGACTCGCTGCTGCGCCTGTCTGGCGCCGGTGACCTGCTGGGTCAGTCGCTGGACGACGGCGCGCGGGCGTGGGAAGAGAACACGGCGCTGATCGACGAGGCGGCCAAGCGGTACGACACCGCCGAGGCGAAGATTCAGATCGCGAAGAACGCGGTCGTGGAGTTCGCCATCGACATGGGTTCGGTGTTGTTGCCAGCCATAGCTTCGATGGCCGAGGGTGTGGCCAGCGTGGCGCAGTTCTTCGCCGACCTGCCCGGTCCAGTGCAGGCCGTCGCCACAGTCTTCGCGTTACTTCTTGGTGCCGCCGCCCTGCTCGGTGGCGGGTTCCTACTCCTGGCACCGAAGATCGTGGCGGCTCGCACCGCCATGCTGCTGCTGGCCCGCACCGCACCGGTCATGTACGGCGCTCTCGCCTACTCGGGCCAGTTCTTGGGTGTTATCGGTGGCCTGTTGGCAGTCGCTGCGGCAATTGAGTTCATTGGTTCGCGGGCCGGAAATCTCAGGCCGAAGGTGGGTGAGGCAACTCAGGCTCTGCTCGAATTGCGCGATGGTGTGTCCAACGATCTGATCAACCGGCTTGTCGAAGCTCAGCAGATCCTCGACGATACGCCAGACATTTTGGGCCGGTTCTCACTGTCGCTGACTACTATGTCCGGAACCGTGCGGGCAGCTTCCAATGATCTACAGCATGGTTTCGAGTCCGTGGACAGCGCCCTTGAAGGGCTTGTGACATCCGGCAATGCCGAGGAGGCCGATCGCACATTCCGAGCCCTATCTGATGCCTGGGTAGCCGGTGGGCGCGATATTGACGATCTGAATGCTCGACTTCCTCGCTACCAGGACGCACTGGCCCAAGTCGCCGTCGACCAGCAACTTACTACCGAGTCGGTCGATCCATTGCAGGACGCGTTGGGCGACCTAGCGACCCGGTTCGGTCTGACCGGCGACGACGCAGCGAAGGCCGCCGAGGACATGCTCAAGGCGTGGGAGGACGCCGGCGGTGAGTTCGTCGGCGTGCTTGGGGCGTACACCACGGCACTGGAATCTAAGGAAGCCAAGGAGCGCACGGCCGCGGAGAAGACTGCCGAGTCGACCGAGGACGCCACCGACTCGTGGGAAGACTACGTCGGTGACGTCAAGCTGACGGTAGACGAGTACATCGCCGAGCTTGAGCGGATGGTCGAGAACCAGACGAACTGGCGGGACAACCTGATCCAGTTGGCCGGCCGTGCATCCGAGGGCCTGCTCAACCACCTGATCAGCTTGGGGCCGGCGGGTGCGGACCTGGTGGCTCTGTTCGCGTCCATGACCGACAAGGAGTTGCAAGAGGCCGAGGGTCTGTGGATGAACTCCACCGATGCGGCGGTGCGTGGCGGCATCATCGACCCACTGCTCGACGCGGACCCGATCTTGCGGCAGATCGCCGCCGACCACGGCAAGAATGTCGCCGACAAACTGCGTGAGTACATGCTCAAGCACGGCCCCGACGTTCACGCCGCAGCGAAGGCGCTGGGCATCCAGATCGACAAGGGTGTGCGGGACGGCGAGAAGCGCACCATCCCGATCAACCTGACCGGCAAGCAGCAGGCGCTGGAGGGCATTCAGGACATCAAGCGGGCCATCGACCGGTTGCCGTCCGGCAAGAAGATCACCATCACCGCGACCGGCGACATCCGGGTCGGTGGCGGCACCGCGCTACGTGCCGAGGGTGGCCCGGTGGAGGCCGGCGAGCCGTACATCGTAGGTGAGCGCGGCCCGGAGTTGTTCGTGCCACGTCGGGGCGGGGAGATCGTCCCGAACCATAAGCTGGCGATGGGTGGACCGGTCAGCAAGGTAAACATCCACGCCCGCGAAGACATCGACGCCGCGGACTGGAACGACATGGTCTCCGGCGTGGCCCGCCGGGTCGGCAACGCGGCCGGCGCGGTGCCGGGGAAGGTGCTTCCCACCGGGTCGTACCGGATCGGCCGCGGCCCGGCGGGGCACGGCTACAACGCCCGCGACCTGCCCGCCCCGATCGGCACCCCCGTGTACGCTGCGGCATCCGGGATCGTGTCGCGGGCGGCCAGGCTGGCCACCTCCTACGGCATCCACGCCGCGATCTCGCACGCCGGGTGGCGGTCGCTGTACGCGCACATGTCGCAGATGTACGTGCGCACCGGACAGCAGGTCAGCCGCGGGCAGCAAATCGGCCGGGTCGGTTCGACCGGTAACTCGACCGGGCCGCATCTGCACCTGGAGCCGGACAACCCGCGGCTGTACGACACGGGCGGCAAGTGGCGGCACGGCCAGCTTGGATTGAACACATCCGGCGGTACCGAGTATGTGCTGTCGCCGCAGCAGTCACGCACGTTCGACCGATTCGTCTCGGTGATGGAACGCCCGCGCGGTGGCGACGGGGCGCAGGCGGTCGACCAGTTCGCACTGGCCCGCATGGTCGGCGACGCAGTGGGCCGGTCCATCGACGGGGCCACGCTTGTCATGGACGACCGTGGCCGGGGCCAGCTGATTGCCCGGAACTCTGATCTGTATGCGAGGGCCGGATGACCTGCTCGCTGGACTTCGTCGACTCGATCGCCGAGGAGCCGACCATACGGCTGAGCCTGGCCGACGGTGCGACATGGATTCTGAATCGGCAGGAGACGGACTTCTCTCCACCGCCGCTGCGGGAGGCCGTGGCGCAGACCCTGCTGGCCGACGGCGGGGTCGTGTCGGCCTCGGCGTACAGCTTCCGCACGATCCGGCTCGGCCTGTACCTGGGGACCGCCACGGCGGACGCCACAGCTGCGGCGCTGCAGTCCCTGTACCGGGAGCTGGACCGCCCTGGCAATATCCTTCGCTGGTGGGAGCACACCACGCACCCGGTGTTCTTCCGCACCTACCGGGCGTCAGCGTCGTCGGTGCGACGGCTGGGTTCGGCCGACGGGCGGCGCAAGAAGATCGAAGTGGAGCTACGCGCCGAGCCTTTCGGTTACGGCCTGCTTGAGACTCCGGTGTCGGCCGTGACGGTGTCGACGGACCCGGCGGCGGGCAGCAATGGCTGTTTTGTGGATGTGACCGGGGTGAAGGGGGATGTGGAGTCCCCGGCGATCATTCTGTGGCCGTCCAGTGCGGTGAACCTGGGGCGCCACACCATGATCGCCTCCCGTCGCCGCGGCACCCCGGCGAACGCGCCGTTTCCGTTGCAGGCCGAGGCGATGACGCAGGGCACGGACACCACCACGCAGGCCAATGATGCGAACTTCTCCGGGTCGGGGAACAACTACTCGCGGTGCACGTTCGCCACGGCGACGATGCAAACCCGGCTGTCTGTGACGACTGTCGGCACATCGGGCGTCGATCTGCGCGGCACATATCGGGTGCTGCTGCGCTACCGGAAGAACACCTCGACCGATGCGATCAACCTGCAGTTGCGGTGGGGCGACGCGAGTATCGCCGACACGCTGCTGACCCAGAACGACGTCTACTCGACCGCCGGCTCAGGGTCCATCGTCACAGCGGATCTCGGCCTTATAACGATCCCAGCAGGCTTCGATCCGGTGTCGGACGCGAGCGGTGTCGAGTTGCCGGTGTCGAATGCGCTCAAATTGCAACTGCGGGCCGAGCGGACTTCGGGCGCTGGCACGATCGACTTCGATGTGCTGCTTCTGGTGCCTGCGGACGACCGGCTGGCCGTTCTCAACTGGACGCGGGCCGCTGCCGATTTCATTCTGGATGCCCGCGACAATTCCGCTCACGCCAGGGACGGGTCGAGCCAGGTGTTGAGCGCGAAGTCACCGCCGATCGTGGGCGGGTTCCCGATGTTGACGCCGAATCAGGCGAACCGGATCTACATGCTGCGGGTGGTGAGCACCGATCAGTCGTGGACGCTGACGACGTACACGGTGTCCGTTTCGTACTATCCGCGCTACCTTACGGTTAGGCCCGCGTCGACATGACGCTGCCCATCCCGCTGTCGGTGCAGTTGTCGAACAGCCGGACCACCAAGCACATCGAGCGCGAGCTGAGGTCGCTGTCCTTCCGCAGCGTGGCGCCAGGCGGGTTCGCATCCGCGCAATTCTCCCTGGACCGCCAGCTACACCTGTCGCCGGACGAGCTCGCCTACTACACCGACGTCGACATTTACGACGCCCGCAACGGCGAGTGCGTGTGGTGCGGCCGGCTGGAGGACCCCGGGCGGGGCGTGGGCGCGGACGGGCAGATATGGGATCTGGCGGCGGTGGGTCCGTCGGCTCACACCCGGGACCGCGTCATCCCGCTGATCTACGTGGACACGTCCACCGACAAATGGGACCGGGCATCGTATTCGGATCGCGGCGCGGAAGTGTCGATCCGGGAACGCGACGCCGACGGCGATAACAACCCGGCCGTGATGGTCGTCGCCCCGGAGGGCACGACCAATTTCACCGGCTGGACGGGTGAGGCTAGATACCGCGGCATCCGCGACGTCGGGATGAAGCTGGCTCGGGTGCGGGTGAACGTGGTGAACGGAACCACTACCTCGAACCTGGAGAACCGGCTGACCACTGCAGTCGGAGCGGGTTCGCGCACCAACGCGGTCACCCCGACGTTCAGCACGTCGGAGACCACGCTGCTGGGGGTCATCAACGGCGGGAACAACATCCCGAACGGGAATGATGTGGTGTGGGTGCGGATCGTGCGCACCGGGGCGAGCGCGCCGGCCACCCCGAGCGTGTGGGGCGAGTTCTACGACATCTCGGTCCGCTCGGTGCTCAAGGACATCAACGGCAACGACATCACCACCTCGGGCAGCTATGTGGTGAACCACGTGCTGGCGCATGAGGTGGTCGCGGACCTGATCGGCCGGGTGTTGAACAAGTACGACCCGGACCGGTCCAGCATCGACACGACCACGCTGGCGATCTACCAGCTGGCCTACCCGGACGGCGCCACCCCGGCGGAGATCCTGGACGACCTGATCGCCCTGGAGCCCGCCTACTACTGGGCGGCGTGGGAGACCGGCAGTACCGGCCTGCACCGGTTCGAGTGGCGGCAGTGGCCGAGCACGGTGCGGTATGAGGCTGATGTGGTCGACGGGTTCTCTTCGCCCGGTTCGGCCGAAGGGCTGTATGACCGGGTGTCGGTCCGGTGGGTCGACCAGCGGGGCCGCCCTCGGGTGACGACCCGCACGCAGACCGTCCCGCAGTTGGCCGCCGCGGGGATCGTCCGGCAGGACAGGATTGACCTCGGTGACGCCACGGGTAACCAGTTGAACGCCAACCAGGTGGGAGACCAGTTCCTGGCCGAGCACGTGACCCCGCCGAACGCCGGCACGCTGACGGTGGCCCGCCCCATCTACGACCACGACCGGGGCACGTCGGTGATGCCGTGGGAGATCCGACCCGGTCACCTGATCCGTATCCGGGGTGTGCAGCCGAACCCGAACAGTCTGAATGTCACCACGCGGGACGGCGTCACCGTGTTCAAGATCGTCGGGGTGGATTATGACACCGCGTCGGCGTCGGCGACGTTGGAGCTGGATTCGCATTCGGTCACGGTGGCGCGTGAGCTGGCCACTTTGCAGAAGTCGCTTAGGCTGCGCCGTCGGCGCTAGGGGTCGTCCTCGTTGTCGTGGGTGGCGTCTAGCTCTTCGAGGTTGGGCAGCCCGTCCAGGTCCGTGTTCTCGGTGCTGGGGTCTGTCGGCATGCCCGCACCATACCTGCAACTTGCATCACGTCAAGGGGGAAACATGTCTGACGAACGTGACCCGTATGCCGACGTCCCGCCACCGAGCGAGGATGACGGCCCGACCGAGCCGGTCGACGATAGCGAGCTCGAGGAAGAGTCGCACCCGACGGTGCCGGAGGACGGCTGATGGCGACCATCTATCTGCGCGGCGCCAACATCACAGCCCAGTGGTACGCCGACAACTACCCCGGCACGACGTTCCCCCGGCTTGAGAAGTTCCTGCTGCACACCACCGAGACCGGTGGCTGGCCCGGCTACAGCGCAGGCGCGTCCGCACCGAACGCCACCTACTACCCGAAGTTCCGGCAGATCCGCCAGCACTTCGGCATCAACCGTTCGGCGAGGGCGCTGCGCGACCCGTCGTCCACGGCGGTGCGGGAGAACCGCGACAACGTGTTCCAGTTGGAGATCATCTGCTACAGCGACTACCGGCTGGCGGTGGAGCGGGGCGGGATCTGGGTCGGCGATCTGACCGACACGCACATGCGGGACATCGCGGCGATGATCCTGCAGTGTCACCGCGACTGGGACCTGCCGATTCAGTCGTCGGTGACGTGGCGGGAAGGCCGCAAGACCTACTACAACGACGTGCGGCTGTCCGGCCCGCAGTTCGACGCCTACCGCGGCATCCTCGGCCACGTCCACGCCAGCGGCAACACGCACTGGGACCCGGGCGGGTTCCGGTACTCCAAACTCAAGACGGCGCTGTCGTGGCAACTGGTCAACCACCCCGTCTACGGCGGCGGCGTGACCATCCCTGACCCGACCGTCCCTGGCGGCACCCTCGACCCGAAGGACTGGTTCGACATGGCAACACTCGGTGAGCTCAAGCAGGTCGTCCGTGACGTACTGGGCGAAGGCGGCGACGCCACCCCGTACATCGACGGGAAGTTCCAGTCCCGCGACACGGCGATACGGCGGGCCAGTGTGAACTCCGGCAACGCGGTGAACGCGATCAAGTATCAGGTGCTGCCCGAGCTGGCGGCGATCCGCGCCATGCAGGTCGACATCGATGCACTGGCCGCGGCGATCGTCGGGAAGCTGCCGAACGCCGGGTCGGCGTCGATCGACAAGGAGACCGTCAAGCAGGGGCTGATCGAGGTGCTGACCGAGGGGGTCGGCGGCGATGCCCCGGCGTGAGGTGGCCGCGGAGTTCGCCGTCCTGATCGCCCTTTTCGTGGTGGGTGTGATGAGCCGTGGGGTCGAGCAGCTCCGCTCGCGTCTACGGCGCGCCTGAACGCGGCGTCTGCCAGGTGTGCGGGCAGGAGCGCCCACTGGCGTTCGCCACCGGCATGGTCAAGCGGCACCGCGTGGGCGGGGAGCCGTGCCCGGGGGGTGCCCGGCCGCCTGCTGAGAGTAAGGCCGAGCAGACCGTGAAAACCGACGACCGACTCCTCTAGGGGGGCATGTAAGGCGGGGTGGGATGAGTTGGCTGATGAGCGATGCGGGTCGTTGGCGTATCTGGCGGGACGCGATGGTCACCTCGTTCGCGCTGGCGGGCGGGGGATACGAGATCACAATCGGGGGTGGCCGCCCGGCCATTCTGACATTCCTGTCCGGCCTGTTGCTGTCGCCGCTGATTGCCCGGGCCGACGAACAGAGGCGCTCACGGAACGGCGAGGTGGACTCGTGAAGACCGTTGTGCATCGTTACCCGATGACCATCGCCTGGTTGGCGCTGGTGGTCATGCTGGCCGTGGTGTGGGGCTACCTCGAATGAGGCGGCTGCGATCCTTCCTGGACCGGCACGCGTTCGCAGCGGCGACGGTGCTGATCCTGGCGGTGACTGTGCCCGGGTTTGTGCGGGTGCAGCAGATCAGCGGTGAGCAGGATCGGCTGCTGGAATGCGTGACCGAGTGGTCGACGGAGCAGACCGTGCGGTCTTCGGCGCTGGACACCGCGAGCTCGGAGCGGACGGAGGCGCTGGATCGCCTGATCCGGGTCGTGGCGGCACCCGATCCGAGTCGTGAGCATTTCCGCGCCGCCTTGGATCAGTATGTGGCCGCCTCGGACGCCTATCTGACGGTGCTGGCGGAGCACCCGGTGCCGGAGTCCCCGGCGTTGCGCTGTAACAACTGAGGAGCCGTGATGTCGATAGAACGCGCGCTGGTGGTCGTCGTGCTGGTGCTGCTGATCGTGTTCCTGATCACCCGACTGTTCTGACCCTGGAGGTCCACGTGTCCGTACCCCGCCCCGTCATGCTCGTGCTGTCCATCCTGGCAGCGCTGAAGGTGTTCGTTTCGGCCGCCGCGGTCGCAGACCTGATCGGATTGACCGTGACCGGCATCATCGTCGCCGCGCTCGCCGCGGTCGACATCGGCGTCGCGTTCTACCTGCAAGGTCAGGTCGTGCCGCTCAAGACCACCGTGGCCTATGTCGGTGAGAAGTATGACATCCGGGCCGGTGGTGCGGCTGTCCAGCCGACCGGCTCGGAGGTCCGCCCGCAGGTCGAGGTGGGCCGACTGACCAACTCGGAGAAGCTCAGTGGCTGACCGCGATGAAGCCGCCGAGCAGGCCGTGCCAGCGGGCACGCTTGTCGGCCACGTGGGTTCCACCGGCAACTCGACTGGACCGCATCTATCCCTCAGGGCGGCCTTCGAGCGCAAGAAGCCGGTGACCGTGTACGGCAAGGCCCACGGCGACATGTCCACCATCGCCACCGATGAGAAAGAGGAAGACTGATGGCACTTGGTATGTCCGCCGCTGAGGCTGCGGCAGTTCTGAACGCCCACGTCCGGGGCACGAGCTACGGCGGCAACGCCAGCGTGTTCGCGAAGCTGCATCTCGGCGACCCGGGCGCAGCCGGCACCGCGAATGCGGCCACCGAAACGACCCGCCAGCAGGTGACGTTCGGCAGCGCGGCCACCACCGGCGCGATCGCCAACACGGCAGCGGTCGAGTGGACCAGCGTGTCCACCACCGAGACGTACACGCACTACTCGCTGTGGACGGCATCGACCGGCGGCACGTTCCTCGGCTCCGGCACCATCACCGGCGGTGCCGTGACCTCGGGAAATAATTTCTCAATTCCGATTGGTGACTTCGACCTGACGCAGTCGACTGCCGCGTAGATGCGGTGGGCCTGTGTTCCGGTCTGACGGTCGGCGACCACTGCTGCTGGGTCGACGGTGAGCCCTGCCGGTTCCTCGAGACCGGCACGGTGCCCGGCCGTCATTGGGTGTGCGGGCTGCGCCGCGAGTTGGGCTCGTGGGCGAAGGTCCACACCGATCCGCGGTATCTGGAGCACGTGAAGCCGGTCTGGCGGCGTGTTGGTATCTCCGACTGCGGCGACTGGCCGGCGGTGGGCGAGGAATGCGCGACCTGTGGGGTGAGCGGTGGCTGATCTCGGCACCATCGCGTTCGGCACGTTCGTATCCGGCTCGTCCACCGACACCGCGCTCAATGCGCCGTCAGGTGAGCCGGTCCTACAGACCATTGCTGGGGCCAGTGACAGTTCCGATGTCCACGACACCGCCAACACCACACATGTCGGCGTCGCCTTTTTCGAGCTGGGCAACGTCCCGGCTGACCTCGGCAACATGGACACCCTGTCCGTTCGGGTGCGGTACGGCTGGCAGGCCGGGACTCAGGTCAATGCGTGGACCACGCTGACCGTGCAGATCGTCCAGTCGGACCTGGCGACAGCGCTGACCGACCAGCGAACCGTCGCATCGGGCATTACGACCACCGGGACCACGTCGGCAGTTCTCGCGTTCACCGGGCTGAACACGACGGCTGACAAGGCCGTGTGGGACGGCGCGCACGCGGTGTTCCGGTTCACCGTCACCAAGAACATGGGCGGCGACGCGCTGGAAGAGCGGGTCTTCGCCGCCGAGTTGACCGGCACCTATACTGTCGCGGTCGAAGGGCCGGTCGAAGGGCAGGCAGCCGGCGATTACGCCTACGCGGGCACGGCGGCCGGCTCGGCCAGCGGCGGCGGTGGCCCACCAATCATCACCGAGGACTGGTCCAGTTACCCCGACTCGACGATGGGAAACCCGACCGCCCTGGACGGGGAGCGCCACTGGCGGCAGGGCGCCAACCAGACCGTCGACCTGTCCAAGGCAGGCTGGCGGATCCGCGACGGCGTCGCCTACGCAGGCGCCGGGGCTACCACCGCCGCGGGCATTCCGACCGACTCGGTCGCGGCCACCTCCAGCAGCATCAGCAGCGCCCGCTGCGAAACGGACCTCGGCTCAGCCAACATGTACGTGCGCGCCACGTTCGGCGCGGTGGTCGGCTCCCCGGCGGGCACCGGGTTCGGCGTGTTCGCCAGGGTCGGCGAGGCCGACTCGCTGACCTGCTACTACCTGCAGGTGCGCCGCGCGGACAACCAGCTGCGGCTGTTCCCGGTCGTCAATGGCGCGTTCGGGACGCAGATCGGGACCTCGGCGTCGCACACCTTCGCTGCGGGCGACGTGTTCGAGTTGCGCTGCTTCGGCACCACCATCAGCGTGCGGGCCAACGGCGTCCAGGTCATCTCGGCCACCAACTCCACGGTCACCAGCGGTTCGAAGGCGGGCCTGTTCGCCAACACCGTCGCGTCCGGCTCCGGGGTGCGCTGCACCGCTTGGAAGGCCGGGCCGCTGGACGGGTCCGGCGACCCGATCGAGACCCCCGCCGAAGACCCGATCCCAATGGTGCTGTGGGCCACCCAGGTGATGGCCGGGACCACCACGGCGCGGATCTCCTGCCAGGCCCGCAATGCCGCCCTGGTGCGGCTCGTGGTGGCCGACAACGCCGGGCTGACTAGCCCCGTGTTCACGTCCAGCTACGCCGCGCCGGACTCGCTCGAGCTCGTCTCGTTCGAGGCCACCGGGCTGACCGCCGGTACCGACTACTTCTACGGCCTGCAGGTCGACGACGTCACCGTAGATGGGGTGCGGCAACTGCGCACCGCCCCGTCCGGACAGTCCTCGTTCACCGTGGCCATGTCCGGCGACGCCGGGAACATCACCACCACCACCGGCTACCCGCTGTCGATCAAGACCTCGAACTCTCCCACCTACGACCGGATCGCCGACCGCGACCCCGCGTTCTTCCTGTTCGCCGGCGACCGGAACTATCGCGACTACAACCTTGCCAACATCCCGGCGCACCTGCTCGCACTGCGGGACACGTTCAACAATCCGCGGCTGACCGGGCTATCCCAGCAAACGCCGGTCATGCAGATATGGGACGACCACGACTACACCGGCGTCTCGGACGGCTCCGCGACCGGCCGGGATGCCGCCGTCGAGTTATTCCGCACCGCCGTCCCCACCGATGCGTGGCTGGTCGACACCGCCATCACCGACCCGGTCGGCTACACGTTCACCTGGGGTCGCACCCGGTGGATCATCCTGGACCACCGTAGCTCCAGGGCCACCAACGACATCCTCGGCGCCGCCCAGTTGGCCGCGGTGCTGGACCTGATCGAGAACGCCACCGAGGCGCTGATCTTCCTGTACGTGGGGGTGCCGTGGATCGCCGGGTCGGCGCCGCTGGCCGACCACTGGGGCGCGTTCACCGGCAACCGGGCCACCATCGCCGAGAAGATCGAGGACTTCGCCAAGGGCCGGGTCGTCATCCTGCACGCCGACGCGCACATGCTGGCAATCGACGACGGCACCAACACCCAGTACGACACCGGCACGACCGACCCCGGCCCGCCGCTGCTGTGTGCCGCGCCGATCGACTCCACCACCAGCTTCAAGACCGGCACCTACTCGGAGGGGTTCGTACCGGATCCGGTCGGGCCGGTGCATCAGCAGTACGCCACCATCGCGATCGACGACCAGGGCAGCCAGCTGGTGGTCACCATGCGCGGCTGGCAGCTCGATGGTGCCGGGACCGGCGAGACCGAAGTCATCACCTATGAGTTCACGGTCAGCGTGGCCGGCGACGGCCCTGCCGCGGCCGGCGACTACGACTACAGCGGCACGGCGGCCGGCCAGGCCACCGTCACCGGGGCCGCCAGCGGCTCGTACAGCTACGCGGGGACCGCTGCGGGGACCAGTGGCGCGGCAGACGTAGAGGGCGCCGCAGCGGGCACCTACGGCTATACGGGCACCGCTGAGGGCGTCGTCACCGTCACTGGGTCGGCCAGCGGCAGCTACACCTACGCCGGCATGGGCGCGGGCACCGCTGAACCGTCCACCGCCGAAGGCTCCGCGTCCGGCAGCTACACCTACCAAGGCACTGCGGCAGGATCGGGCGAGGCCGGCCCGGTCGACGGCCAAGCCGCCGGCAGCTACACCTACGCGGGCAACGCAGCCGGCGATGTCACCGTCACCGGCACCGCAACCGGAACGTACTCCTACGCCGGGAGCGCGGCCGGAACCGTCACCAGGCTGGGCACCGCGACCGGAACGTATGCCTACGCCGGCGCCGCCGACGGAACGGCCACCAGGTTCGGCACTGCGGCAGCCGCCTACACCTACAGCGGCTCGGCGCTCGGCAGTGGGGAAGTGCCGCCGTTCGCCTACATCAGCATCACCGTCGGCCCGATGCGCGACCCGCTCACCATGGACGGGATGCGCGACCCACTGTCCGCCGCCGAGATAGATCCCGCCCAGCCGGTCACCGTCGGCGAGCTGCGTGACACCGCGCCGATCCTCGGCGTGCTACGCGACGTTGCCCCGACCATCGGCGAACTGCGGGACCTGCTGATGGTGGATGAGATGCGTGACCCGATCAGCGTCGACGAACTGAGGGAGTAGCGAATGCCGAGCTCGATCTACGTCGGGGCCACCGAGCCTCGCCGCATGGCCGTCACCGTCGACGAAGGCGTGTTCGCCGACATCACCATCGCCGGGGTTGCGCTGCGCACCGACCCGAACGACGTGCCTGACCCCGACCCCAGCGCAGCGACGATCGGCGACTTCGCCGAGATCGCTCGGGACGCACCCGACGTGATGCCGGTGTTCGGGCCGCGCGACGGGGACGTGGACCCGGCCGCCGACGCCAGCGGCAGCATCGACTACCAGGTGTTCGTCCTGCTGCGAACCGCAGACTACGACTTCATCCGCAAGCCCGACGTGCTGACCGTGCTCGGAGAACCGGCCGCATGAGCGCCCGTATCAAGTCCGGCTGGCTGATGGCCGACTACGCCGGCGATGACCTGTCCCGCATCGAGATGGCCACCGGCGACCGCACCCCCGGCCCGTGGCAATCAGCGTTCCTATCCTGGGACGGGCGCCGCCGAGTGGCGATGATCCGCCCGCCACAGACCCCGACCCGCTCGTTGAAGGTGTGGCTGCGGGTGGACAACGTTGCGGAGATGGTCGGCCAAGTCCGACTCTAGACGTCGCTGTTCCCCCACAGCGGCGAAGTCCCCCCGGCCCCCACGCGGCCGGGGGGACGCCACTCCCCCATCTCGGCAAGAGGGGAGGTGAAACCAATGAAGCGCCTCTTCGCCGCCGCCGCGCTCAGCCTCATCGTGCTCGGCTCCGGCGCCACCGTAGCCGCCGCCGACCCGTCGTTCGGGCCCGGCGCGGGCAACGGGCAGGGCAACAACGCACCGCAGGACCAGGGTGCGCAGTGCCACCCGCCCGGGCAAACCAGCGACCGCCCCGAGTGCAAGTAGCCGACGACAAGGCCCCGTTCCTCTCATGGAGCGGGGCCGCTTTCGCATGCCCGGCGACGGGCTTGGGCCGGAGCCTCGGGGCAGTCCACTGAGCGGGTAACCCATGCAGCGCACCTCATCCACCGGGCGAACCCGGCTGGGTGTTGCATCCCCGCCTGCCTAGTTCCCGCCGCCGGTGTCTATAGCCCGGCGACGCCACCCCCTAAGCGGCGCCGCCGGTCGCCCACTCCTCCCGCCAGCCTTCACGCCCGGCGTACGGCTGGGCAAGCAGGCGCAGCGTCGGACAAGGCCCCTCGAAGTGTTCGCTCGAGGCATGACGCCAAGCTTCACCCGCTGAACCCCAGGGTGCGGCACTAGGCCAGTCGTGTGGATAGACGCCGGTTACCAATTCGCGACATTGATGCTCACCATCGTGCAGTTCCAGGATCGCCCGCTTCGCCGCCACCTCGGCCAGCACCCGCGCCGGGTCATGGCGGGCGATGTGGCGCGCATCGAATCTCGTCACAGATCCCTCTGGGTACACGAAGATATTGCCATGTGAGTCGTAGACGCCCCCCTCCGCGTCGCCATCACCATCGTCCTCGTCGTATGGACTGAGATGGCTCCAAGGACCGGGCTTCGCCGCCCGTGCCACCCGCTCGTCCTCGTCCAGGCACACCCGCACGAACGCCACCAGGTCGCTCATCGCCCCACCCTGAACCTTCCCGCCGCCAACTCCAACTCGGCGGCCATCCGCAGCGCATCCTCCCAGAACAGGGCGACACTCTCCTGCGCCAGCGTACGCGGATCGATGATCGTCAACGCGGGCCGCGCGACGAACTCGTCAAAGCCGAACACGATCAACTGCACGGTGCGGCCCTGCTGCAACCCCGGCACCTCACCGTGCGCCGTCACCAACACCTGCTCGTGGCGCCCGTGCGGGTTGCTCACCTGGCACCAGCTAACTGGACACTGCTCCCTATACTCCATCTGCGGCCATCCTCCTAGGTTGTGTGGCCGTACAGCCCCGCCGTCGTTAACGCGACGGCGGGGCGCATTGCTATGTCTTGGGCCAGCGCCAAGGTGCGAGCCACGCCTCGGCAGCGGCCATTGCGGTCGACCAGGAGAAGCGAATCCCCGAGGCGCGCGCGTACGTTTTGTCATCCTCGCGAATCTCGTAGACCCAGTAGCGTTCGCCGTGCGGCGTGACCTCGCTGAAGATCCGCGCTCGCTTCACGTGTTCACCTCCTGCTGCAACGCATCTGCGGTCAGACGGATATTGCCGCTGCGCAGATGGGCTATGAAGGCCCGCAGCCGTTCGATCTCGTCGGCCGCCTCGGCCACCACATCCGGGGAATCCACATCCATCCGGTACTCCCGCAGCCGGGTCACCAGGTCACGGTCATCGGTCATGGTTGCTCACTCCTCGTCCACTACGACGCCAATGATCGGCATGTCCGGCCGCATCATCCGCAACTCGCTGATCGGGTTGATCGACGTGTGATCCTTCGGGTCGAGTGGCCGCACCATCCGGGTCTCGCCGTGCGTCGCCACCTGTCCATCGAGCCACGCATAAACAGCCGTCTCGCCCTCCAGATCGTCGGGGATTTCGATGGCTGCCAGGTCAGGGAACTGTTCACGAAGCGACGGTGCGGACTCGTCCACAACCCGTGGGAGTTGGTGCGTCATATTCGGCTCGCCAGTCATGAAGTCGCACATGTCGTAGATGCCGTCCATGTGGCGCGGCGAAACGAGTCGGCCGGTAATCAGGGACAGGATGTCGCCGATGTGGAATTCTCGCGCGTCGCCCATCACGTCACCGCCCACGCCAGCACGGCGAACAGCACCAGCGCGGCCGCCGCGTACGGCAACCACTTACGCAGCGGGCGGGACGGCGCGGCGTACCGGCCGCGGGTCGTGTTGTAGAGCACGCCGAGATTGTGCGAGTGCGGGTAGTCGTCGCTTCCGCATACGGGGCAGTTCACTTCGCCACCTCGTATCCCTCGCTGATGATCTTTCGGGCGCAGGCCACGCATAAATGACCGGAGTTGGCAGTGCTGCCGACCAGGGCCGTGACAGTGACCTTGATTGCTAGATGGTCTTTGTGGGTCATGCGCAAGACTCCGCCGTCACGATGGTCCGTGACGTTCTTCTCGGCCTTGCTCATCTCCTTGCCGCAGCCGTCGCAGTAGTAGCGGATCATGCCCGCGCCCCTTCCAGTCGGTAACGGCCGCGTTCCTTGCGGTGCCTGACCGTGCCACGTGTCGCCCAGCCCATGTTCCGCACCTGCGTCGCCGCGTAGTACAACGCCGGGCGGATCAGCACCGTCTGATAAATCACCAGCAGCGGCGTCAACAGCAGCCACGCCGCCAGCCGCGACCGAACCGGCATCTCCGGACGTTCCAAGTACAGCGCGGTCTGCGTGTACAGCAGCGCCACCCAATAGAACAAGACCTCGAACGGTGGACGCCCCCCAGAAAGTGGCACCGCGACGAACACGAAGCCGACAATCAGCGGGTACAGCACCAGCAGCGCCAAGCTCCAGCAACGCAACGCTAGCGGCCAACCAGAGAGGTTGCGGAGCTCCCACGGCAGGTACCGCATGTAGCCCTTGAACCAGCGGGTCCGCTGCCGGAACGTGCCAGCGTAGGTGGTCGGTTGATCGAACTCCACGATGGCTTCATCTACTGCGACGACTTGGCCGCGACCGAGCGCGTAGTGAGTGAGCCGCCGGTCGTCGCCGAACGTGCCCTCGGTCAGATAGTCGTAGGCGTTGTCCCACAAGATGCCCGCGCGGTAGATCGATAGTACGCCCGACGTCGGGGCGACCGCACCCACGCTCGAACGTGCCCGGCGCATCACCATGCTGCCGAGGTTGATCTCAAGGTCCTGCAAGCGCGTCCATAGTGACGCGGTGCGGTTGCGGACCAGGCATGAGCCGCTGGTCGCGGCCTGGATCTTCGGGTCGGACATGGCCCGCAGCAACTGCTCGAGCCCGTCCGGTGCCACCACACTGTCGCTGTCCACGGTCACCACGAAGTCGGCCCACTCAGCGGCGCCGGCTCGCTCCAACCCGGCCATCTGCGCCCATCGTTTACCGGCGTTGTCCTGACGCATCCACACCACGCCCGGCAGGTCGATCGGCACCACCGGGGTCTGCGAGCCGTCGTCCATGACGATGATCTGCTCGGGTGGTTTGGTCTGCAGCATCAGCGAGCGCACGCACGCGTATAGCAGCTCGGGTCGTTCGTTGAACGCCGGCACGATTGCCACGACGCGGCCCGGCGCGACCGGCAAGTGGGTGAAGCTGCGCCGCCGGGCCGAGGATGCGAGCATCCAGACCAGCATCCCGGCCACGGCGATGTAGAACGCCATCGCCATGTTCCAGTCGCCGCCCCACTGGTCGAGGTGGAATCCGGCGATCAGGGCGGCCGTCATTACGACGACCGCCCACGCCGCTGCCTTACGCACGGCTGCGGTGCCCGTATCGGGTCAGCAGCACGCCGCCGACGATGACCACCAGCGCCACGGCGATCAGCCACGACAGGCCCAGTGCGGTCCCGCCGATGCCGATGGCCAGCCCGGTTTTGGGTAGTGCCCCTTCATACATGATGTACCCCTTTGCGTTGCGTACCCCTACGGTTTGGCCTGCCGCCGGGCCGGGGTACACCTTCCCGGCGGCAGGGGTCTATTGGGCGGCGCCCAAAGCAGCGCGAAGGCGCCGTATCTCGGCCACCAGCGCGGGCACATCAGTGCGGGCGTTGGCGAAGAACTCGGCGTCGGCGTAGGTCATCAACGGGCTAAGGTCGTCGCACGACGAGAACTCGCGGTTGAAGTCGTTCTTCTTGCCAGAGGCGTTCTTCTTGGCGGTCAGTTCGCCGCAGTCAAGACTGGCTGGCGTCTCGATGAGCCATCCGACCGGTTCGTCGTCATGGGACAAGCAGCGACAGCCATCGGCGCCATGTGAATGGGCTGCCGGTTCCCACGGCCCTGGCGTCGCGGCCTCGGCCCGCGCCTCGATCTCTGCCAGTTGCTCAGGTGTCACATCGGGTCCTCTCATAGCGAGTCCGCGACGCGCCGCAGGGCGCGGTCGCTGCTCCGTGCGTAGATTCGGGTGGTCTCAGGTTTGGCGTGGCCGAGGAAGTCCTGCACCGCGGCCAGGTCGCCGGTCTCGTCGAGCGCTGTGGTGGCGGCGCGGTGCCGCAACTGGTGCGGCGTCGTGCCGTCGCCGAGCGCGGCCGAGATCAGCGACGACACCCACGTGGGGGTCATGCCGCCGCGCTTGCCGGGGAACACGAACACGGCCGGGTCGCCCAGCCCGTACCGGAACCCCGAACCCAAGTGCCCGGTGGCGCGGCGGGCCTGCTCGGCGGTCAGCGCGGCCAGCAGCCGGGGTGCGATGCCGACCCGCCGTTCGTTGTCGCGCTTGCCGGGGATGATGAGCCAGTCGCCGTCGATGCTGTCCCACCGCAGCCCGGCGATCTCATGCACCCGCAGCCCGCCCTGCGCCGCCAGCAGCAGCATCAACGTCAACCGGTCATCCGCCCCGTCGAGCGCGGCCAGCAGCACCGCGTCGGCGGCCGGGCGGGGCAGCCTGCGCGGCACCGTGATCGGATCCAGCTTCTCCGCCGGGTTGCGCTTGGCCCGTCCGGTCTTGACCGCCCAGGCGTAGAACGACCTGACGGCGCCGCGGGCCGACTTGCGGGACTCGGCGTTCCAGTCCTGTCCACCCAGCCACGCCTCGAGCTGGTCGAGGCTCAGCTTGAACGGGCTGCGCCGCGGGTACGCCTCGGCGAGTTTACGCAACTGCCAGCGGCGCTGCCGGATGGTGGTGGGTGACTTGCTGACTCGTAGTGAGGTGGTCCAGCCGTCGATGGCTGCCGCCCATGTCTCGGTGTGGTCGTGCCCCCCGAACATGCTTCCCCCATGCTCGTCCTTCTGTGCCCCCCCAGGACCTGCCGCACCATACGCCGGGGGTGTGACTTTGGGAAGATCGGCGCGTAAAGATCGGCCGTTCAGGCCACCGGGGGTCGGGTGATCGGCGGGGATCATGGCGTAACCGTCCACTCGGGAGAAGCGGTGACGTAATCCATGGCATCGCGCCAGCGGTAGAAGTGCAGCCCATCCCCGACCAGGTAGTAGTTGCCTTGCTTGGATGCTCGCCACGCCCATTCGCCGGTCAGTGGAAATCGGACGCGGCGAACGCGGGACTTGCCTTGATACAGATACGCGCCGGTCACGTCGCCTCCCGCCCTGCCACCAGTTCGTTGTAGGCGGCTACTTCAGCCCGCACCTCCGCGGCCAGTTCGGCGTCGTTGCGGCAGAACTCGACGGACAAACGGATGAACTCGATCAATGCTCTGCGCTGGTCAACCGGGTCGGCCCATGCGGCCAATCGATCGCGGTAGTAGGCAGCAGCGGGAGTCATGCCGCCAACCTCAGGACGAGCGCGAGCGCGGGATTCAGTGGGTGATCGGCGAGGGTCATGACGACACCTCGCCTACCACCCCGGCGCGATCATCAACCGGCACGAAGTGCTCGCATTCGCGGCTGGGATCGGCGGGCCATTGGTATTCGCGCAGCAGCGGCACGCCCTGAGGCTGGATACCCCACTCGATGTAGATCACGGGGTGTCCGTACTGGCCATCGGGGTCGGTCAGCGATGAGAACGGCCGCAACTGGCCGGACACCCGCATCACGTCAGCGACGTAACACGACACTCGTTGCCAACCGGTCAGGTCATACATGTTGTCGGTCATGCTGCCAACCTCAGGACGAGCGCGAGCGCGGGGTTCAGCGGAATGCGTTTGCGGAGCCGGGTGATTTCGTTATCGACAGGGGCGTGACCGGGAGTCGCGGGTTGGCTTGGTATACCAGCAGGTCTACTCGGGTGAACCGCAATATCGGGGCTGACCTGCGGTGATTCGTCCTCGGTGAGCCACGAGAACGCCACTCCACACCTCAGCGCCCACGCCATCAGGTAGGCGCGGCGCGGTGTCTCGCGGTCGTTCATCCACCGGCTGACGGTGCCTACATGCACCCCCAGCTCGGCGGCCATCTCCTGCGCTGACAGGCCGGCGAAGTCGAGCGCCCGCTTCAGCTTCCACCCGAGGGTCCAGTCGGGGACCTGACCGCCCCGGTAGGTGGTCATCGCTGTCTCGCTCATGTAAGCCATCATGCGTCCCTTGACGGTCAGAGTCAATAGGTAATGTCCCGGCACTTCGTCTCACCTCCCGCTCGACACTCACATCATGTCAACTCTTGACATGACCGTCAAGGGCGAGCATGATGCTGAGTTATGAGACAGGACGAACTGCTGACCACAGGCGACGTCGCCAAGATGATCGGCCGCAGCGCCCGCACGGTCTCGCGGCTCGTCAAAGACGGCGACATCCCCTACGCCGAACGGCTCTCCGCCGCCAACGGCATCTACCTCATCCGGCGCAGCGCCGTCATCGACTACCTGGCCCGCACCCAGAAGCAGGAGGCGGCGTCGTGACCGAGCGACCCTTCAAGAATCTTGATTCAACCGAACTAGTGGCGCGATTGCGAGCAGCCGAGGATGTGTGCGTCCTCTATGGCTGGACCGGATTTCATACCTGGCCCACTGAGCGCAGCAAAGCGCTGCAAGAGCTCTGGTACAAGTGGCACGACCTGGCAGGCCCGCACGTGTGCGACCGCACTGAACATCCCCACTTGACCGATGAGTACATCGTGGAGTTGGCCCGCAAGCGTGACGCCACGCGCGAGGAGATGCTTCGTAACTTCTTCGGCGACCAGGCGGTGGACGAGTGAGCTACGCCACCGGAACCAACGTCTCGTCCGACCGCTCGCGCGCGGAACCGTACTATTCCGACGACGCGGTGACGCTGTACCACGGCGACTGCCGGGAGGTCACCGAGTGGCTGGCGGCGGACGCGCTGGTCACCGACCCGCCCTACGGGATGGCCTATACACAAGGGCGCCGAGTAAATGGCGGCAGCCGTGGGTGGACCTCCCGCTGGACTGACGTCGAGATTGCCGGCGATGGCGACACCCAACTGCGAGACGAGGTGCTCGCCGCGTGGGGTCCGACTAACCCGGCGATCGTCTTTGGCACCTGGAAGCGCCCGGCCCCGTCGCATGTCCGCGAAACGCTCGTCTGGGACAAGGTCGTATCAACAGGGATGGGCGCGCTAGACATTCCATGGCGGCCATCTTGGGAATCGATCTACGTCATCGGCCACGGCTTCACTGGGAGCAGAACACACGGCGTACTTCGTTACAGCCTGCCCACGTTGTCACCCGACCGGCGGAATCACCCAACACCTAAACCGGTGAGCCTCATGCTCGCCCTCATCGAACGATGCCCAAGCGGTGTAGTCGCCGACCCGTTCGCTGGGGCTGGCGCGACTCTCGTCGCCGCCAAGTACCTCGGCCGCAAGGCCATCGGCGTGGAGATCGAGGAGCGGTACTGCGAGATCGCAGCCCGCCGCTTAAGCCAGGGCGTCCTGGAGGTAACCGCATGACCGGCAACGGCAACAAGCCCAAGCCGCCGATCGACGGCCGGCCGCACCCGAAACCGCTGCCGTCCAAGCCGATCCCGCCGCCGCAGAAGCCGAAGGGCAAGCAGATATGAGCAAGCGCCATACCCCCGTGCCGACCCCGCACAAGGACACCGGCACCTGGGGCGTCAAGGACCAGCGCACCGGCCAGGTCCGGCAGGAAGGCGCCACCAAAGCCGAGGCCAAGCAGCTCGCCAAAGGCTGGAACAAGAACGACCGCTAGGCACCGAGAAGGGGGAACCATGCCGCGCCGCACGTTGCAAGCCCAGCTCGCCGCCTACGCCCAGCGCATCCAAACCGACCACGGCTGGACCGCCACCCGCGAAGAGCACGCCGCCGCGCTCGGCCGGCTCGTCGATCAGTTCATCGCCGACACCGACCTGTACCGCGAGCTGGCTGCGGTGCGGGCCGCGTCGAACCGCACCATCGCCGGGCTCGAGGCCGAGAACGCGCAGCTTCGGGCACGGCTCGCCGCGCAGGAAGGGGCGAGGTTGTGAGCGTGAAACCGATCCCACTCGACGTTCCTGAGCTCCCGGAAGGCTGGACGCCGCTGTCCGTGTACGCGGTCGTCAAGTGTTTGGACGAGGACGGCCGGGTCGGACTGGTCACGCGCGCCAGCGACGAGCTCAGTACGTGGGAGGCCATCGGCATGCTCACCGGGGCGCTCGATTCGCTGCGCAGTTTTCTGCAGGAGTGCTTCGACGACGGGGAGGAGCAGCCGTGACCCCCCAGCTCGCGTTCGGCCTCGGCGTGGTCGCCGGGTTCCTGCTCGCCGTCGCCTGGGCGGTGGCGCTGGCATGGCGCGACGGGCACCCGTTCGGCGACACACCGCGCGACGACCCGCCCTGAGTCGGCGGGGTGGGACGCCGGCGACTCGCCTAGCTCCCGGCACCCGCCCCGACAAACGCCGCCGCCCGGGCCCGCCGCTTTCCCTTCTGCGGCACCCCCCTTAGAGGCCCGGGTGGCGGTCCATAGCAA